ACCTGCTTTCAGTTCATCAAGGTCAACATCGATTTTTTCACCATTGACTATTATTTGGTGTAAATCGGTTTCTTGAGTTTCCTCAGCGTTTACTTTTTCAGACGCTTTTTCTTTTTCTGTCGCTTCCTTTGCAGGTTGAGCTTCAGTTTGTTCTTCAGGTTGAACTTTAGAATTATCCGTTTCGGTTTTCTTCGGTTCTTCCTTTGCTGCTTCTTTTTGTGGTTCGCTAGTTGTCTTGGTATTAAGTTGACCTTGATCTAGCAACCCCTCAACAGCTTTCGCAGCACCTTGCATTGCCTTTGATGACAATAATGGGTTTACATCAGACATATCTGTCCTCCTTGGTTAAGCTCCCTTAATTGGGTTGGCTTATTTTAACCTATCGGCTAAAATTTCTTATCTTGCTGTTGTTTTCGGAAAACTTCTAGCTGCTTTTCCGCTAGTTTTCCGGTTTCAAGAATACTTTTTAAATGTTGTTCCACTTTTCCGACAACATTATAAGCGATCCAAAGTTTTTCTCTGGTTTCGCTTTCTTTCGCACCTGTCTTTTCTAAGAGTGCTTCAGAATAAATTTTTTTAAGAGTATCTAACGCCTCTTGAAAGAGTTTATTCTCTAATAATTGTTTGACCTGGGATGAACGGCTTAGCTCCTGCTCTCTCCTGACTTGGTCTTTCTGATCCATTTGTACCTTTTAACTGATCGCTGAACATATTAGCAGACTTCTCTGCTTTTTCAAGAATTTTTGTATTATCCGCCATAATCATTTTGTCTAAGTCAGCATCCGCTTTAATTTTAGCTGTATCAAGTTGTGTATTATATTTCAAGGCAATATCTTTAATCTTCGCTTCAAAGTCTAATAACATTTCTTGATTCTTTTGTGATAGCTCTTGGTATTGTAATTCCAAATCAGCAATCTTACGTTTATTCTCTGCATCAATCCTAGTAAATTCAATTTTTTCAATGGGTGTTAATGGTGGTGGCTGTGGAGGTCCCATCATTTGTTTACCCAGCTCAGGATTGACAAAATAGCTCTCTACATTCTTCAATCCAGCATTTTCAATAATTTTAGACAAGGTATTATACATATTGGTTAAAGTTACCATTGGAAACTCCTTGCTTCCCTGTAATTGAAAGGCTTGAAGCTGTCTTTCTAAAATATTGTTCAACATAACGATTTGTTGTTCTTTGGATCCTGTTCCTAATCCCACTACCACTGAAACATTGAAACGATCTCTCCATTCTGTCGGTTTAACCGGAACATACTTGTTATGAATCATAATGACTTTTTCTTTGTCCTGATATTTAACCATCAGTTCAAACATTTTTCTAAATAAGTCTTTAACGCCAGTTTCCAGTTTCTGCAAAAATTCTAGCAACTAATTCGGAACGCATTTGCGTTTGTGTCATTAACGAATTAACACCAGTTGCTGTTTTAGCATCTAACGTATCCGCATCTAATCCTTGCATTGATTTTGAAACACCAGTTCTGGCTTCTCTAACGGAATCCAAATATTCTAATAAAGGAAAGGCTTGTTGGGAAATCGGTTGCGATTGTAATGGTTGTAAAACTTGTTGAGGAGGTTGTTTTGTTCTCACTACACCTCCAGGTCTTGTCGTTAGAAGATCATCCATGTTGACCATACCATCCATGATCGCCACTCTGTTGTTATTGGTTAAATACATATTATCCAACAGTTGACGCATCACCGTTGATTTCATTAATTGAATATCTTCAACTAATTCGGAAATAGAACGACCATAAAATCTATGCGGCATAGGAATCGGTGTAACCGAAACAAAAGGCATATTATCGCAAGGCGAATTTTCTAAAATAAAAGCACCTTCCACTCCTGCCGTTAAAACTTTTCTTAATTCTGCTATGCCATCTTTGTCATAATCATAACGCACATAACATTCGTAAATTTCAACTTTTTCTGTTGAACGATCCGTTGGCGTTTCTATGGGAAAAGCACTAATGGGTCTTTGTCGTACTAAATTTTCAGTATTGAACAAAGAAATTTGAGCCGTAGGTAATCGCATGACATCTTCTTCGTCATAACCCATCTGAATAATTTCGGATCTTGTCATATAAACTCTTTGAGCTATGAAATCCGCTTCATCGATGGATTTAGCGTTACGATTAATTAAAAATTCATCTGGCATAATCGATTCCACTTTAATCATTCCCTTTTTAATCGTTCTTTTCAGGGTACAATGATGCAGAACCGGTTTTGGCAGTTGAGCTTTGATAATTTCTAGTTGGGCAGGATCGCTTATTTCCATTTCGGCTTTAGCGATGATCTCTTCGTTTTGTCCTTTTACTTTTTCGTCAACAACTTCTTCTGTTTCAATCTTTTCAATATCATCGTCAGTGTCCATCAACGCATAATATTCATCTTCGTTTAAATTTTTGTAAGTTTCGTATTCAATTCTTTCGCTTTCGTCATAATAGACTTTTAAAAATCCATTTTTTTCAATTAAAGCATCTTTGAAAAAATTATAAAGCAATTTAAAGCCATCGTTCTCTTTATAAAAAACATGGTTTAAATAAGCAGTGGCTTGATCCGCCATCGGAACATCTTCAGCCGTTACCGGATCGCAACGAACTACTTTATCTGAGGCTGTGAAGATTCGCAAAAGGTTCGGCAGCATACTTTCCACAGTGTCCGCCACATCGGTACTTACGACCTGTGATCTTCCGTCAATTTCTGTGCCTAGTTTGTCGCCTAAATAATATTCTAATGATTTTCTTCTTGCTGCTGCTAAAGGTCCGCCCAAATATCCTAAAGAATTATTAATCTGTTTGCCTATGACAGCTCTTAAATCAGGATCTTCGGAGTATTTAATTTTTTTTGCCATTCTATACGATATACGTTGTGTTTACTTTAATCGGTTTTTTCCAGTCGCTTCGATTAATCGGCTCTACGATTGAACCATAACGAAAAGCATCAGCAAAATGTGATGCCCAATTATGTAAGGGTCTATTCTTAAAGCAGTTATTTTTTTCATCCCACCGCTTACAATAGGACTTTAATGCTTCTATGAGCTTTTTGCAATTCTTTTTGTGAAACCAGCATTTAGGTAAAAGTCGTCTGCTTTGTTCAATTCCATCTTCTACACTAAGTTTTGGTGCAATGTCAAATTCTAAGCCTAATTCCTTAGCGGTTTCCCATCTGGACTTGTTCGTTCCCAGTTCCCTCACCCTAATGTCATGGGGTGCGATGTGCTTGGAGAAGTTATAAGGTTTGCTGTCAATAATATTTAAGTAATGATCCAAGCCTTCCCCAGAATTTTCATAAGAATCAATAATTCTAATTTCTCCATTATGCCTTTGGGCAAACAAAATCACCGTACTATCGTTCATACCTAAATCCCACCAGGTTTCGGTTTCCATTTCATCATCAATTTCAAAATCCTTAATCCGACCTTTTTTATCCAATTCTTCAATCAGGTTGCCATAATAAGATCCTGAAATTCCAGCTTGAAAGCTACATTCCATTTCCTGCTGGTAAGCCTCTGGCGACATCACATCTTTGGCTGCCGTCAGTTCCTTGTTATCAATAATATTAGTTTGACTGGCTTTAAAAATACAGGTGAACCAATCGTTGGTATGCTTTGCCATTTCATGCAATTCATAAAAATAATTTCTACCTTTGGGCGTTCCAATGAAAATAGCAAACCCACCCCTATCGGATAAGCAAGGTCTGAGAATGGTGTCAAAAAGATCCGGTGCTACGTTCTGGGTTTCATCGACAATAATCCCATCAAAGTATTGCCCTCTGATGGCGTTGGAATTTTCAGCTCCGATTATCTGTATTCTGGAATTGTTGACGTTGAAATCTACCCTTAGCTCTGATTCGTTAAACTTCACACCAGGAATTGCGGCAGAGAATTGTTTTAAATAATCCCAAGCAGTGCTTTTTCCTTGTAAACGGTATGGCGAAATAAAGGCATATCTAGGATAAGGCTTCTTATTCATTAGAGCTGCTCTGATTAAATGGTTGATGCTGAATACGGTCTTGCCGCCTCTGCGATGAACAATGATAACATTGAACCGGTTCTTATCGCATTTTTTATGCAAAAAATTCTGCAATTCTCTTGGCTTATAGGGAATGACAATTTGTTTCATTAGGTTACCTGATACCACTCATATTTCACCGTTAGCTCTTCTCCTGATTTTATATCCCTTAAAGTGATTAAATTCCATTTTTTAAAATCAAACTTTAATTTAGGATCATCCTGGTTGGTAAAACGCAGCTTTACTCTTTCGCAGTTCGGATTATCGGAATGGTTTAAAAACCCACCCAAGGGTGTGCGGATAATCTCTGAGCCAAATTGTAAATGCGACATTCCGAAATTAGTCCCCTGCTTCACCTTTTCTTTTGCGAAGATCCCTAGTCCATCTATTCCACTATTAGCGATGGCAAGTGGGTCTGGCAAAGGTCGATAAGTCTTGGTTTCAGGCAAGATTCATTCTCCTAGTGCAGCGTTCTTTTGGGTGTTGGAGTTTCTGTGTCGAAGGATTTGGGAATATCTCCGGTGAATTGGTCGGTTAGGAATTTGCTAAAATCGTTAGCTTCTGCATCATTTTCAAAACCTTGAAAATGGGTAACCACTACCGGTTTTCCTGTTTCCTTGTCTTTTAAAATAAAAATGATTGTTTTTAAAATTAAATTGTCCATGCCGTTTTAGTTCAAACTTAAATCAAATAATAAAGTTTAGATGTTTATACCTCCCTTAAAATTAAAATTCCCATCCGATTGAAAAAACCCCCAA